TCCTGTTTAAAACCCCTTTAAAAAAGGGCCGTCTGACCCCTCCCGCCGGTGCGCCTACACGCAGAAGCCAGTTTCAGACGGCCTTTGTTTATTACCGAATCTTTAGTTGTTGTACGACGTGAAGGAATAGGTCGAAGTCTCGCCCGAAGCCAACACCGCCGTGCCTTTGAATTCGGCTTCGTTGAAGTCGTCGCCGAACCAGTCGATACTGCCGTCCGCCGCCAGTACGGCATGGGGGATATGCAGGATGCCGGTCTCGCCGGTAACGCGGTTGCGGCCGTCGACGTAGATTTCCAAGTCCAATTTAGACAAGGTCGCGGCAGAGACTTTATAGCCGCCGGAATCTCGGGTTTTGTAGTCGACTGTGATGTTTTCGCCATCGTTGACGGTATCTGCGGCCGGCAGGATGGTAATCATGCCCAAGGTGGCATTAATGTCCAAATGCTTGGCATCAACATTGGCGTTTGACTTGTTTTTGACTTTGACGGTAGCCGGGTCGATGTTGCCGTTTGCCAGTTTGTACGCCATGCCTTTTTTGCCGATGGTCACGGTCTCACCGGTAACGGTCTCCGCCGTAGCCGCGATGACGGCGGCTTCGCCCATCAAAGCCAATGCCAAATTGTCTTTATCGAAAGTATCGAGCTTCAGACCGATTTCGGTAGGCTTGACGGTTTTCAGGCTGTCCAGTGCGCCGCCATAAGTGCCTTTTTGCTTGGACACGCGCTCTTTGGTTTCCACGCTGGTCTGCGTGGTCAGGGCGGTGGTATTGCCGATGTCGATAAAGCCTGAGCCTTTTTGATTGAGGTTGCGTACTTTGACGTCGCCCTCAAAGATTAAGCCGTGGTCGTTTTGTTTTGCCATGTGGCAGCTCCTTTAGTTTGCCGCCTGCACGGTGTCGCAGGCGAATGAAATGGGGTAAAAAGCAAAGCCGTCGTTGTATTCGATGGATGGCGAGGCAATGCGGCGGAAAGGGGTAACGGCATATTCGTCGCCCGCATCCCAGCCTGAAAACGCCCGTTGGATTGCCGTCAGGGTCTCGCCGACCTCGTACAGCGTGGATTTGCCGTTTGCGGTATAGCTTCGCGCCAAAACAAAGGTAAAGTGCAGCGTCGATTTGAGGAATTTGCCGTTTTTCGCTTCGTCGGCAAAGGTCGAGCCGCCGTAAACGACATAGACCGCGCCGTCCAGCGGGGCGGCTTTGCGCTTCGCCGCGCCTTGGGCGAGCAGCTCGGCAAGTTCGCCGATTTCCTTGACCGCCTTAATGCCTTTGACGGTTTTCAGACGGCCTAAGATTTCTGGATAGACCGCCAATAAGTTTTCATGCTGTTTTAAAGCCATATCAGACAATCAATCCTTCCAGCCAATCGGACATTAAATCGTTAATGTCCTGATAATCTTGCGAAGACAAGCCCAAAAACGGACGCGCCGGCATGGTTTTCGTGCCTTCCTGCACATAAACCGAGTAGCCCATTACCGAGCCGGTAATCACGCTGTTTGCCGATGCCTCGTGCGTAATGCTTGCCAATAGGTTGCCGTGGTCCACCAAAATCCCGCCGCGTCCGTTTTTGGCTTCTGCCGTAGCGGGGCTGACATCCTGCCAGCGTTTGCCGTCAGGCGCGGTTTTGGTTTCGGCGATACGGCGGCGGGGCGAAGATTCGAGGATGCCGCCGATAGCGCGCAAAGGCTCTTCAAGACTGCCGTTCAACCTGCCAGACAGGCGGTTCAGGCTTTGGGCGATACGCGACAAGTCGTGCGATACCGTAATCCGCATTGCCTACTCCTTCAGCCATTCCCGCAAATCGGGTTCGGCATTCACATAAACGGCACACGTTGACGGTCTGCGGTCATCCGATACGCGGCTTTCGTCCAGCATATTCGGATTTTTGACGACCATCTTCAGCCAAGCGATTGCCGACTGATAACGCTCTTCGACAATACCTGTTACCGCATCGTCGTAGAGGTAGTAGCGGGCGATGTCGCAGACTTTGATTTTCAAAACCTGCGGCGCGGTGTCGTTGGTAAAAAACAGTTTCGCCGCCCGAAGGTAGCTTGCCGCTTCTTCTTCCGCGTCGGCAATTGCCGCCGCCATCACCGCTTCGTCTATGGTTTCGTAGTTCTCATGATTCGACCGCTCCGCCATTTCCTGCTCGCCGAAGCGGGTAATCATGTCTTGGATGGTAATCATGCCGTCCTCCGTTTTCAGACGGCCTTTAAAACTGCCTTAAAGGCCGTCTGAAATCCGTTTAAGACATGGTCAGCGTTGCCAACAACTCGGGGCGCAGCGCAATCGGCAATGGATTGGATTGCATATGCAGGCTCCAGCCTTTGTCGTGCTGCAACTTCTCGCGGCTGGCGTAATACGGCAGGGCGCGGGTGTTGACGGTGGCGTTCATGTCGGCAGGCGCGAAATACTCTTTGTAGAGGTTGCGGCCAACCGGCAGCAGAATGGCTTTGTCCGCACCGATGTCGGCTGCGCTGCCGAAATGGTTGGCATACTCGATAAAGCGGATGCCTTTGTGGACAAACTCGGTCGGATTGAGCGTATCGCCTTCGCGGTAGGCGCGTGCCTCGTCAAAACGTTTGTACACTTCGAAGATGGACTTATGCTCTTTGAGCGCACTCAAAAACTCCATGCCGCAATAGACAACCCAGCCGCGCACTTGCGCACCGTTGAATTTTTGGCGTTGTTCGGACAAGAGCTTGTCCAATACCGCGCCGACTTTGGTCGTGTCTTTCGACAATTCGATGTTTTGCGTTTTGCGTGTAACGCCGAAATCGGTGTTGATGTCCAAAATCACGCTGCCGTCCGCATCCAAAATCTTGCCTTGCAACGCGCCGAGCATCAGGTGCTCACGGGTGTATTCAAGGTCGGATTTGCCGCCGGCCAACTTTTCGTTGACCTTATCCATGACGGTCGCGGCTTGGGTTGTGCCGAAAGCGCGCAGGTTCTGCACGTCGTCGGCACGGATGACGTCATGAATCGGCAGGTGTGGGATTTTGACGGTACGCACGGTGCGTTTCGGACTTTCAACCGCCTGGCCGGCCGTGCCGCGCTCTTTGCTGGCAACCAAGTGAACTTTGCCGTCTTGGAACTCAATGTCGGCGTAGGTGGTGGTCAGGTATTCGGGTTCGAAAATACCCAGCTCGCGGATTTGGCTTGCGCCCGGGTCGATTTTATTGACGGCGGTGGTCAAAGCCTGCACGCCAAACTTGCTGTTATCGGATAAAGGCATATTTTTTCCTTATAGTTACAGGCTGTCGCCATTGGGATCGAGATTGACAATACGGTTTAAAATATAAACGATGCCGTACAGATCGCCGTCTTTATTCAGATGCTCAATCACATTACCTCTCGTTTTTGATGTACCGCCGCGAATTTCATCGTCTGAGCATCGATCCAGATTGATGATGCAATTGTACGGCTGTACGATGACTTTACCGTCGGCTTCATCCGTCAACGCCAGCAGTTTGAGATTGCCGCGAAAAGCCCAGCTAACAAATGTACCGGCTTTTGTGCCTTGCGGAGCAGCAATCGCCACACGCGTTAACGGCGTCGCTTCGTATTTCAAAAAGTCGGAAATAACAGGGCCGAGGATTTCAGTTTTGGCTTTAGACATAAGAGCCCCCCAATAAGCCTTTGTGGCTGGCGACGGAGAATTTACCCTCCGCCTCGCCGGTGTGTTCGGATTCGCCTTCGCCTGCGCCTTCGCTCAACAGCGCGGGCGGCACGGCAGATTGAGCGGCTTTCGGCTTTAAGTCGGCAATCATGGCTTCTGCCGCTTCGATGTCGGCAGACAAAAGCACGGTCATGGTAGCGTCGGACAAGCCTTCAAACTTGCCGTCTGCGCCTTCTTTGAAACCTGCGGCGGACAATTTCGCCTTGACTTGGTTTTTCTTGGCAGCCGCTTCAGCTTCTTTTAGCTTTTTCTCGGCTTCGGCTTTTTCAGCCTTGAGCGTATCGACTTCCGCTTTCAGGTCGTCAAACGCTTTCTTTTCTTCTGGCGTCATAGATAACTCCAAAGGTTGTTTAAAAATATCCGGCAAGGGGCTGCCGTCCGACAACACCACCGCCTCCGTCTCACTGTCCACACCGACGGCGGTAAACGACACCTCGCGGATGGTGCAGCGGCGCAAAATCACAGCAGGCCCCGTTACCTCGTTGCCGTTGACGGACAATACCGCGCCCGCCGCCAGCTCCTCGTAGGATTCCGCCTGCGCGTAAACCGACATTTCCCAAGGGAAACCTTGGTCGGCTGCTTCGGCGATCTGCGTGCCAAACTCGTTGGACAACAGACTACCTTCCGCAATCAGGCCGTCCGCCGTTACCGACAGGCTGCACACGCCCGCCATCTTGACGGGGGAATGCTCCAACAGGACGGGGACGGACGCTTTGTGCGACAGCTGGGCCAAATCGACGACTGTCTGATAACCGCCGTAGCCGAAGGGCTTGCCCGAATTGGCAACGCCTTTAAAAGTACGCACCTTGTCGGCACCGGTTGCCAGGGCAACCGGCAGCGCGGCGGACAATTTGATTTTGATGGGAGTGTTGTTCGTATCCATTGCTCCATTTTGCCTTGCCAAGTTCAAAAAGACGGACGGCAGGATTTCACTTCCCAATCCAAACGCAAAGCCGCCTAAAACCCGAATATCAGGTTTCAGACGGCCTTGCGCAGTTCATCTATTTAAAATTCGATTCAGGGGCGTTTTAGAAGCCTCTAGGATTGATTTTAAAATGCTGGATATATCTTTCTTACCCCAAGCATTTAAACGCGTTAAAACGCGAAATTTGAGCGGTTATGAAAAAAGGTCGTCTGAAACAGTTTCAGACGACCTTCGGGGTTATACAGGTTTAAATCTCGGATCAGCTTCAAGCGCGGTTTTTAAATCGGACTTGTACGGCTTAATCCACTCGGACTTTTCAGCAGCCTCAAGTATCCATCCGCATACACGGGCGAATGCCGCAGCGGATAAATCCGCAATCGAAAAAACGCAGCCCGAAAACTCGCCCTGCATTTGCTCGGCTGCCTCTTTGTCAATTTCAGCAAGACGCGGGTACAGATAGTCCAACAATTCGGACGGGGCGGTTTTCCCGCCTAAAAATACTTTTACTTCGCGGCTGACATACAGTTCAGACGGCATGACTTACTCCGATATTTTTACCAATAAGCGGACTTTATCCCGCTGTTCTTTCGGCAATGATAACACATACTGCAACAATTTATGCCGGTTTGCCGCATTCAGATGGCGTAAATCAAGCGGGACAATATCGGCTTTATCAAAATGTTCCTGAATCTTATCGACCTTAGTACTCCACGCCCCGGCGGTGTGCGCAAAATAACGGTTCATCAATTCCGCACGTTCGGGATTTTCGGTAAACATAAAATCCAATTTTACCCATTCTTCACGGGGCAGATCGTCTGAAACAATCAGATAATCGGCTTGTCCCTTACCTTTCTCTACGGGCAAATCAAACACTTCCAGCCTGTCGCCCGTTTCAGCTTGCCACGCTGCCGCAGCTCTCGCTTCGTGGTTTTTGGTATTGTTGGCAGACTGCTCTTTTGTCAGCCTGCGTACTTCTTTTTCCGACACCTTGTCCGACAAAGCCAACACCGCCACTTTATCAGACGGCACGCTATACCTCTTGTCCAGCCACGCCTCGCGCTCGGCAATCATGGCGGCCAGGGCTTCTTCGCCGTTTTTCTCGCCAAACAGTGCGTCCATCGCGCCCAATCGGTCGCCGTGGTTGTGCGCGAAGCTCGGCGTGATGTCGTCGGGTATCAATACTGTTTTGCCTGTGCGCGGATTGGTAAACTCAACCATATCCACATCAGGCTCGCCGCTGATACCCTCGCGCTCCGCCTGCCGACGGGTCAGTGCAGACACCGAACATTTACAACCGTAGCCGTTGGGTGGGAAGATAACCTTCCAAATATCATGGTCAACCGGCAGGACTAAGCCGTAGTAGCGTTTATGGCTGTCGCGCGGATGCCCTGCGGCGGAATGGTTGTAGCGCAAATACGGCAAGGCTTTTTTGTTTGCCTGTATCCGCTGCCACTGCCCCGCCGCAAAGGCGGTTTGCATATTGGTGTTGAAAATGGTCTTCAGACGACGTGTACTGCCGAGCTGTACCAATTTCGGCTCGCCGTCCAGCGGGTCGGTCATCACTTGCTCGCCCCACCAGCCTTTCGCCATCAAATACGGTTTTAAACGCTTTTTAAAATCGGCAAATGCCGTGCCGTTCTGCTGCGCGGATTCAATGGCATCTTTGACTTCAGCGAGCATATCCGCGTCCATCATCTTGGCGACGGTAAATGCAAGGCTGTGCTGATACAGCCAGACATCATAATGACTGAATCCGGGCAGGACTTTCTTGGCTTTGAAATGCTCGAAGGCGGCTTTATCGACCAGCCCCGCGAAGTTGTATTCAATCCCGTCCATCACCCGCTCCATCAGCCCAAGCCGAAAGGCCGTCTGAAACCAAACGCTGGATCAAGAGATTATCGCCCTGGCTCAAATCAAGTTTGGACAGCTTTGCCTCAAATTCGGCGTAGTCTTTGCAGCTCTCCAGTAAACCCAACACCGCCTCCATCTTCGGTCGGGCGATTGCCTGCTCCGCCGTATCAGGCGCATTGCGGGCAAGGCCGTCAGACAGGCGCAGGCTGAATTTGGCGGACGCAGGGTTTTCAGACAACGCTTTCGGGTCGCGCAGCTCGAAATGTTCCGGCTCAAAGCCCAAGATGTCGCGGTAGTAGGTTTCGGTCAACACGAGCTGCCCCGTATCCATATACATCTTGTCGCGTTCGGCTCGGGTTTTATCAACCTTGATTTCGTCTTCAAACTCAAACCATACGCCTTTGGGCGCATTAATCGGCTTGCCGTAGGCGTTGTTGACCATCACAAGCGCGTCGATAAAGTGCTGTGCAGCGCGGGAGAGCAGAGCGAGATACGCGCCGATGCGCTCGTCGCGGTTGTTTTCTTCGGTTTCCTGACTGGCGCGGCTGGCAGTCTCAAGGTCGCTGGTTTTGACTTTGCCTAACAGCGTTTTTTGGATACGCGCATTGGCAAGGTTTTCCAGTCGGCGGAATGCCTGACCATCCGCGCTGTTTTGCAGCATCATCACATCGTCTTCGCGTTCGATACTCAACGCGCCGCCGGAAACAAAGCGGTAAAATCGGCTCATGAAGCTGTCGTGATCGTCGTTGCTGTTGGCTTGGATTTTAGCGATCAGATAAGGCTGGGCGTAGCGCGTAATAAATTGTGCGGCATAAACAAAGCCTTTTTTACGCAATGCAACCGGCGCATACAGCCGCGCCGCCGCCATTTCGCCCGCAGGATTGGTCGATGTCGCACGATGGGTAATAAAGAGATACAGAACGTCCGTATTGCAGGTTTCCTCACCGCCGCTGCCGCGATACACCAGCGAACCGTCGCGGTAGGGAACGTATTTCGCCAATTCGCCGCTTTTGTTACTGATATGCTTAATCGTCAAAAAGCCGTCGGGTTCGGGCTGATAAACATACCGACCGACACCGTATCCGCCCAAACGCGCCGTCAACACGATTTCGGCGAGTGCGGGCAGATGGCGTTTCAGCGTTTTCCATAGACGGTCTTTATCTTCGTCGCTCAAGTCCTCGCCATAAATGCGCCACGCCTTGTTCTGCATGGCGGAATGCAAATCCTCCAAACAGGCGGCGACCTCATCGTCGCCCGATACCGCGTCCAACGCCTGCTGTCTGTCCACGCCGAGGCGAGATAGTAGAGAGTCCGTGCCTTCCATATTAGAAAACAGGCTTTCCAACGCATCTTCAGTCGCGCTCGTCAATGTCTTGATTGCGGTTTTCCGCGTTGCGCTTTTAATCAATCCGAACATATTTTCTTACTCCAAAGGTCGTCTGAAACCGTTTTCAGACGACCTTAAAATCACATTTCCAACATCGGCGCAGGCAAATCAATCGCACGCGCTCTGTTTGACACATTGCCCGTCGTTGCCGCCATCCACAGCATATGCAACGCATCGGGGCCATCGTCGTGGTCGGCTTTGGGGAAATGGCGCAACTGGCTGATTAAAGTCTTTTGGTCGGGGTTGAGCAGAATCAGCCCGTTTGCCATATGCGGCTGCAAAGTCTCAATCCGCAACATCTTGTCCGATGACGGCTTGATACCGCGCACGGGGATATGCACACCCGACCGCGCCCCACGCTTAATCAGCTCGTCCTTGAGAAACTCTTGGAATTGCACCGTCTCAACCACCCACAATACCGGCTTGACCCGCGCCTCTTTTTGGATGCGGATCACGTCCTCGATAATCAAATCGGGCAGGCGTTTTTTGACTTGGGCAACGGTTACAAACAGACGGCCTGTTGATTTCTGATAACCGCCGACCAAAATCGCCGACGGGTCACGCCCCGCGCCCGCTTTACCCAATGACGGGTCGAGCGCGCCGTAGTACACCAAATCGTCCGGCAATTCCGACCAGTATTTGATGTTTTCGGCAAACGGCGCATCTTCGCCGCTGACCGGGTCGTTTTGGTACTCACTGTCAAATGTCGCATGGCCGTCACGCGCACGGATTTTCATCAATGCCAATACGCCGCGAGCCGCCCAGCTTGTTTGCGCGCCACGCTCCATCTCGTCTTTATTGGCGAGGTAAAACGCCTCGGCCACCGTCTCGCCGTCGTTTCGGAAAAGTTCCTCCCATCTGTCCCACAAATCCATGCGGTCAGGCCAGCGTTTCATCGCCTTAAACTTAATACCGTGCCAAAACGGATTATTCAAGGTGCGGTTCAGTACGCTGTCGTAATGCAAAATCGTGCCGATATAAATCACATCGTATTTCTGGCCGACCCCGCCCAGAGGCAATACAGTCTTAGTCAGCCACGCATTGAGCTTGTCGCGCTGTTCCGGGTTGCGGACTTGCTCGTCATTCTCAATATCGTCCAAAATAGTTAAGTCAGGACGGTAAGGGCCATGACGCAAACCACGCAGCTTTTTACCGCTACCGGCTACTTGCACCTTAACGTCATTGGCCGTCACAATCGTACCGGCCTGCCATACACGGCCTTGCCCGCATACTTCCGGAAAGTCGGTTTTCAGACGCGGATTAAACTCAAGTTCTGCCTTAATGGCCTCCAGCATCGGATACGCTTGGTCGATACTGTCCATTACGATGACCGCATAATGTTTTTGGCCGGTCACAATACACCACAGCGTAAACAGCTGGGTAACCTGCGTCGATTTACCCTCTCCGCGCGGCGCACCTACCGTCTCATTTTCCCCTTTAGGGGAGCGGATAATCTCCGGCAGACGGCTGAATAAAAACGCATGCAGTTCGGATTTTTCAGAGGAGCGGATATAATGGGGGAAGTAGGTGTTGACGAAATACTCGTAACCGCCTACCGGGTCAAACACCTTGGCACGGCGTGCAGCAATAGCCTTTGGCGACGCATCAAAGCCATCCACTTCCGCTTCGATGACTTGGCGCAGGCTAGCGGCCAGTTCGGCAAGGGATTTGAGGAATTCTTTAGTTTTCATATGGAGCGCTCAAAATGGATTGGTTAGACAGAAACCTGCAACACGAAATATTAAAAGAGCTTAATAACATTTATCCTGATAGTAAGACATATGAATATTGGATAGATGCCACTATTGCTCAAGTTACAGGAGTCATAGAAACAGTAGGGGAGGCAGAACTGTATATTGCTAAGCGATCAGCAAATCTGCGATATTTGGCAGAACATGGTTTGGTTGTTTGCAACGATAAGAATTTAAGCGCTACCGTTAAAATCACGGCCAAAGGCATAGACTTTCTTTCCAATGATGGTGGCCTTTCTGCTATTTTTGGGGTTGTCACAGTCAAACTACACAGCGACACCATTCAGGCTTTAATTGAGGCAAAAATAGACCAAGCGGAGATTTCTGATTCAGAAAAAAGCTGGTTGAAAAAAGAATTCGGGAAAATCAAGGACACTGCATTAAGTACGCTTACGGAAAATGCAATTAATGCCATCCCTGCAGCTACCCTCGTCACACTTTTAAAATCAGCTATCGGCCTCTAACCAAACTTCTTCTCCACTTCCGCCCCAAACGGCTCCAATACCTCCACAAAGGCAGGCAAATGTTTGGGGTGTTTTTCTTGCACAAACGCCATCAAGAACTCAATCAATTCCAAAGCCGTCGCCAGTTTTGACGTTTCCGGCATCACGCGGGCATTGGCCGATACGGTTTTCGTAAACGCATCGGCCAGGCTGGCCAACAGCTTCGCACGGTCCGATGGCGGCAAATCTTCGGTACTCGAATCCTGCAGCATCGTCATCGTGCTGTTGTACTGCACCATAAAACCGGCCAACATCGCACGGCTCAAGTCCTCAATACCGCCGCCGGCCAAAGTGTAGGCAGCGCGCATCTTGTCCCAGTCGTCGCCTTTTTCCTTATCCGCACGTTTCCACGCACGCGCAGTGGCCTGCGGGATTTCGCACATCAAGGCCGCCGTTTCCAAAGTTTGCTCGCCGCTCACATAGAGCCGGCGTAACTTTTCACGGATTTCTTGCGGGTGAGCCATAATTACAGTCCCATTTTCGCTTTAAGCAATTCCCAGCCGACCGTAATCACGCCGCCGCCAAGTGCGCCGAATGTAATGGCCGTGCGTTTCGTGTCTTGACGGATTTGTGCAATTTCCGCCTGCATTTCCTTCTGATTTTTCAGAGTTTGATCAGTCTTGTTTTCAATACGCGCCAAGGCTTCTAAAATCGGGTCGCTCATTTGTCCGCTTTCCTGTCCAGTTTTTCGTTTACTTTTTCTAACTTGTTTTCAATTCGTTCCAACGCTGCTGCAATATTAGTGCTGTCTGCCTTAGCGTCCGCCTTGGTGTGATAAGAGAGCTTGACCGCGTGCAGCTCCTCCTTAATATCGTCGATACGCTTGTCCGCCTCTTTCAGACGGCCTGAAATACCGTTGACCCAAAACCAAAACGCCGCCGTTGCAATCGGCCACAGGGTTTTAAACCCAAACTCAAAGTCCATTTAAAACCCCTTTAAACCGGCACGTCGCCGAATACGATACGGACGGAGTGGCCGTCAGGGCGATTACTGAAAATTTCGAGTCCATCTCCATCGTTACAAACGCAGTAATACGCCGAAATCGTCTGCCAAACTGCACGCTTAAAGGTCTCGTCGTTTGTATTTGGATATTCAAGGTTAAAGGTCGTCTGAAAATCCTTATTCATCCGTACCGTATATTCAAACCCTGCCTTATCCAGCAGATTAGAAACATGAATGACAAACGGCTCTTGTTCGCGGGAGCGGCTTAAGCCCAATTCCAAATCGGCATGGCGCACAGCCAACTGACGTTCAACTAATTCACGGTAGGTCATTCTTTGATACCCATTAAATATTTTATCCGTCTGTACAACTTCTTAACCCACGAAATATTTACAAATGTATAAATCTTTGTTACAACTTCGCCGTCATACTGCGCATTTTCCCGTGCAGCCCGAAATTTTGCCCGGGCTTCTTCAGGGCTGTCCGCCCAAATGCTCAATGACCAGGACTTACCGTCAAAGCGGTAAGAAAACGTGTACTCATTCATAGGAGAAACCTTATGTATTTTGAAATCTATAAAGACGCAAAAGGCGAATACCGTTGGCATTTGAAAGCAGCCAACCATGAAATCATCGCTCAGGGCCAAGGCTACACCAGCAAGCAAAACTGCCAGCACGCAGTCGATTTGGTGAAAAGCACTACCGCCGCGACCCCTGTAAAAGAGGTATAAAATCCGCTTTCACCCTCAGCCCGCGCCCTACGCGGGCTTTTTTGTCAGTCGCCGACTTTGCGGGAGCGATTGCCCGCCCAGTCGCGCCACGCTGCGTTTTGGTTTTCCAGTTCGGCAACATAGCCGCCAAACTCAGCGGCGTGTTCGAGCAGCGTTGCCGTCTTGCCATCCTTCGGCGGACTCGGGCGTACCGGCGCGACCATCAACGCGGCAGGCGGTGTCGGCATGACCGCCTTTTCGACAACCTTAATTTCCGTAGCCGAGGGCGCGGTTGTAGAGCTGCAGGCCGTGAGAGCCAAAGCCGTCAATACAATTACCGCTTGCATTTTTACGGTCTTGAGTAAGGACATTTTCGATTTCCTTTTTATTTTCCGTTTTCAGACGGCTGACTTCCGCCTGTTTTTTCGCCAAAGCCATGCCGACGGCGTGCGCCTTAACTTCATATTTTTTCGCTTCCGCGCGTGCCTGTTCCAGTTCGCGGGCGTAGTTTTGAGCCGACAACAGCAGGGCTTGCGCCTTGTCTTTTTCCATCTTGTCGATGACCGCCTGCTGCTTCGCAAACGCCGACTTGTAGCCTTGATGGTGCGACACCGCCAAGCCCGTGCCGACAAGAGCGATGATGGCAATCGGTTGCCAGTTATTCGCCAGCAGTTTCACGAGATTCATTCTCGACCTCCTGCCGTTTGACACTGACCAGCGAGCGCGCCACCGCATAGCCGCCCACAATACCCAAATAAACTGCCCAAACCTCTGCCGAAGGGTCGGGCAGCATGACGAATTTAACCGTCCCCGCCGCGCAGGCAACGTTTGCCCACAGTTTCGAGTGCGACACATTACCGGTAGCCGGGTTTTTAAAAATATCCAAAATACGCATTGCTATTCCACAGTTTTGGTTTGCAGGTGCCGTTGCAGCATTTCCCGATAATTGGCCAGTTCGCCCTCCGCAAATTCAAACGCAGGCAAGTCTGCCTGTTCGCTTGCCTCGCGGCTTTTGGCCGACCACAGCTCAATCATCTTTTCGTAAAACTCAACTTGACCCATGATTAACGACGATTCTTGCGTTTACGCGCCGCACGTTTCGCAGCCGCCACGCCCGACTTACCCAGGCGCATAGACGGATGTTGTTTCAAATAGCCAATACTGGCAGGCTTAATCTCAAATTCAGGCAGCTGCGGTTTCAAGACAGACAGAGCCAAAGCAATCAAAGACTTTTTCATACCTTCGCCGCTCCCAACTCCATCGCAATCGCGTCCGCCACTGCACGGCAAATGACCCATTTGCGCTCTTTAAACTGTTTCAAGTCTGCATCGTTTGAGATAAAAAACGGTTCAAACACAATGCCGCCGGCTTGCGCATAAGCCAGCCGCGAATGCTGGCCGGCATTATCCGGCTTAAAGCCGTCTTCGCCGCGCAGTTTCCAGCCGGTCGCCTTGGCAACAGTCTTGCTCAACACCTGACACCAGCGTTTGTTTTTCGGCGTACTCAAAGCCTCAATGCCAGTGGCCGTTTTCGCAGCGGCCGCATTGGTATGGAACTCAATCGCCACATCCGAGCCGCGAATCAGTTTGACCGCTTCGCGCAGCGGCATATTGCCTTTGCCCGTGCCGTCGGTTTTAACGGTCAAGCCGTAGTCATCGCGCAAGATAGATGCCACGATGTTGCGCATATCCTGCGCCAAGTCCGCCTCACGGTCGCTTCCGTTGCACGCGCCCGGGTCGGTGTTGCTGTGTCCGGCGGTTAAAGTTACAGTTTTGCCCATAAACATCTCCGAAAATCAAATCACAATTTATTTTCAAAACCTTATTTAACCTTTTCAGACGGCATAAGACGGTCGGCACAAATGCACTTACTGTTCCGCAGACAAAAAAAGCCCTGCAAAAAGCAGGGCAAAGGTCCACTCACAAGAAACACACAACACAATCAAGCTACAAATAAATCCGTCTGCGCTCTTGCCGCCGCCTCGCGGTCGGCCTCTTTCAAAATGTAACGGATATTTCGCGTAGAAAGCCGATGAGCCAACACCAGCTCGCGCACAATAACCAAATCGCTCAAACCCTCCGCGCTCATCGCATCATACTGGCGGCGGATAAATCGGTTGCGCAGCTCGCGCATCGCGTCCCAGCAGCGCGGGATGGCCAAGAAAGGTTGACCGGCATAGGCTCGCTCCAATCTTCCCGCAGCCTCCTCGCCGATGTCCTCGACCAGTTGCGCGTGTAAGATTCGACTCTGACGCGTATTGCGACGGCGGTTTGAAATCGGGTAATTCGTCCCGCCCCAAACCTTGACCATATGAAACGTCGCTTCCAGCCCGATGACCGTAATCATCGCCACCACACTCTGCGGCAGAAGATGTTTCACATCCTCAAAGTCCTGCTCTGTCATCTCCCAACTTACACTCATTCCTATTCCTCCTTCTTCTTCCGGTTCGCCGCAATCTGCAACGCCGCCACCAACTTGTGCATATTGCCGTCGGACAACCATTCCACGCGGTCAATCTTAAACATTTTTTTCGCCGTACCGTGCGCATAATTCCAGCTCCAGCCGTTATCCAGCAGCAGGGCTTCGATTTTCCGCATCATCGGGTCGGCAGAAGAGCGGCGGTTTGGCCGTCGGCCTGCCGTCTTTTTCGGCGTAAACCCATGCTGGCGCAAATCTTCGACCACGCGCTCCAGCTCAGGGATACTGCATTCCGTACACGACCGCTTGCCCGTCACACGCTCCAACACCGCGCGATAGGTACCGTCATCCAAGCCCAGCTCCTTTTGAGCAATCTTAATTTTCGCAATCAACGCCCGGTGCATTATTTCTCCAATACAACATATAGTACAAATTAGCGCATATTATACCAATAAAATACAATATATAGTATTAAGTCGATGTTTTTTTTGCGAAACTGACAGACATAAAAAAGGCCGTCTGAAACAGGTTTTAAACCCCATTTCAGACGGCCTTTAATCAAGCTTTAAACGCCAAAGAAAAATAAAATCAACGCAAGAAAAAACCAAACCACCCCGAAGCAGTAATAAATAAAGGCTTTTTTTCGGGCGCGTATAGCCTCTTTTTCTCCTTCTTTCACTTTTCCCCACACGCGAAAAGCAGTTTCCAATTTGCGGTTGGCGTTTTCGACTTGAGCGTGGATGTAGAAGGAATCGCGTGCGGCAGTTCTTAAAAATTTCAGCTCCTCAGCATTTAAATTTTCGTTTTCCATCACACCAACTCCTGCTCAGTAGGCTCAATCACAAAATCCTCAAGCCCCGACACAATCTTAATCCCCGGCACTTGGCCGTCTGAAAAACGCTCTTTTTGATTCAGGATGGCGTCTTTGTCGATTTCCTTTTTAGTGCGGACAAACTCGGCAAAGGCAGATTTCTCGGAGAGCCACGCCAAGACGGCGGCCACGCCCGTTACCTTGACGGATGGCGGACGGATGCGCCATTTAATCAGGCCGGTGGTAAAGTCCACGGTTTTGGTTTTACCGTTTTCCGTCAGCTCGTCCTTATGTGCCTCGCAGTATGCGGCCACACGTTCGGTCAGGCTCATGATTTCGGCACACATCGGCGCGGCTTTGGCGGCATATTCTTCTTCGATGACCGCTTTTTTGTCTCCGGCTTCGGTTTCTAGGCGTTTGACTTCGCGCTGCAAGTCGCCGATTTGGCGGATAAATGCGGTAACTTCCGCTTTGTCTTGTGCCGCTTCGATAGCGGGTTGTTTGATTCGGGTTTTAGCCATTTGATTTTTCCTCCAGTTTGTTGAGTAGTTGATATACTTCGCTTGCTTCAAATCCTTTAGTTTCAGCAAAACTGATAAAGGCATCCCAGTCTTGCTCTAAATATTCGTCCAATAGACGGTACTCGTGCGGTTCAATCATGATGTTTTCCTTTTAAACTATAAAATTCTTAAAACTTTTAAATCACCGACTTGGTGTATTCCAATACGATAAGCCAGTATTTTTTCGCGTTTTTCCTTCGGTCTGATATAGGCAACCTTAACCTCTGTTAAATCAATATCTCTAACTCCTCCTCGTAAATAATTGTGGGTTATTACCAAATCGCCGTGCTCTGCCTTCAACTTTTCTAGTTGACTGATTAAGTCCGATATTCGGTTATTACTTGTAAAATATACATTTTCCATTTCAATGACCTTTCTTGTTTAAAACATCTTTCACTTCCGCCATTTTCTGACGGCCTTTTTCCTTATCCGGCGCGGGCTTTGCCAGCATCGCCCTTGGTATCAACCGTGGCGGCAGGTTGCGGAGCAGTTCGGCGGGGTGCGGCCATGTTTCCGCCGCCTGCAATACCTTAAACCCCGTCTGAATCCGTATCGGGTCATACTCCGGCGAGACGATTTCTTTTTTCTCCATCAGTTTCCGATACCAAATTTCCGCGACTACCGGCATATCCTGCGCTGCCGGTCGGTTGGGTAGATTGAGCGCAGCAAGTAATGCAAAACCTGAAGCGATTTCTCGTTTTGCCCAATCTTCTCCTGCCCATTCGCCCAAGGCTGCCACCCCCTGCCGCAGTTTTGACGGTGCGCCGCCTTCGCCCCCTCTCCCCGTGGGAGAGGCTGGGGAGAGGGCACCCCCCGAACCCTGCCACTGGCTGACAATCTCCAGCAAATAACCATGCGACTTTAAGGGCAGTTTCAGACGGCCTTGGTCGCGTGCATTGACCGTCTCGTTAAAGCCATGAATCCAAGCCTCGGTAGGGGCAGGAAAACAAACCCCGTCACGCGCCGCCTCCTGCGCCTTAATCATCGGCAGCAACT